GATCGGCACCTACAAGAAGGACCGCGCCGACACCGAGGACCAGGACGCGCTCGAGCTGGTCCTCCAGAAGCTGTCGACCACGGGCTGGGCTGCCAAGCCGGACAGCGTCGACATCGACATCGAGTGGCCGGGCGGCAACCAGAGCTCGAAGGCCACTCATGCCGAGCTCGTGAACGTGCTCGCGCAGGAGATGAGCAAGTGCGTGCTCGGTCAGACGGAGACGATCCAGTCGTCCTCCTCGAGCGGGTACGCGCAGGCGAAGGTGCACGACGTCGTCCGGCGCGACGTGCGCGAAGCGGCGGCCATGCAGATCGCGGCCGACATCACGCGCGACCTCATCACGCCGATGATCGCGCTGAACTTCCCGAACGTGGTGGTCCCGGCATTCGAGTTCCTCACCCAGGACCCGGTCGATCTCAAGGCCTTCGCCGAGGCGGTGAAGAACCTCGTCGATTCCAAGCTCCGCATCTCGGCCAAGTGGATCCGGGACAACGCCGGCATGCCCGAGCCGAAGGTGGACGAGGAGTGCCTCAACGACGAACCGGAGGAGCCTGCGGAGACCGACCCCAACGCTCCCCAGGCCCCGAAGGAACCCGATGATGGCGAAGAGCCCGCGACGACACCCGCCGAGCCCGAGGAAGATCCCGCGGCCCAGAACGATGGATGAGAGGCTCACCGGAGCCCTCATCGACATCGTGACCACCGAGCTCGTTCCCGAGGAGCTCGCCCGGCGTCAACCCGGGTTGACGCGACGTAGGAGACGACGACCATGAAGATCAAGCACAGCGCTGTTGCCGCCGTCCTCGCCGCTACCGCCGTCGCCGCGGCCGGTGAGCCGCCCCCCAAGCCGAAGACCGACCTGGCATTCAAGGACGCGCTCGAGGCATGCGGTGGCATGGTCCGCAAGGACGACGCGCTCCGCGTGAAGTCCATCCGCGAGGCGCAGCGTGAGGTCGACTTCGTGGCCTCCACCGACAGCATCGACTCTCACTGGGAGGTCATCGACCAGGAGAGCTGGCAGCTCGACGACTACGCGGACAACCCGGTGGTGCTCTACGGGCACAACGCCTACGACCTACCCATCGGGCAGTGCTCCTACGTGGCCGTGCGCAACGGCATCCTGGAGTGCACCATCAAGTTCGCCTCCGCCGCGGCCAACCCCGAGGCGGAGAAGGTGTGGCTCCTCGTGAAGGAGCAGGTCCTCCGCGCTGTCTCGGTGGGCTTCAAGCCGGTCAACGGCTCCTACGAGATGATCGATGGCGAGGACGTGTGGGTGTGGCGCAACTCGATCTTGAAGGAGATCAGCGTTGTTGCCGTGCCTGCGAATCCCGACGCCCTCGCCCGAATGAAGGCCGCCGTCCCTCCGCCTCCCGGTGGTCGGAAGACGGCTCTGAGAGATCCCCGCGCCGGGGTGCCGGCGTCAACCGTAACCGAAACGGCCGGCACCCCCGGCACCAGCACGAAAGGATCGGACAACATGAAGACCGCAGAGCAGCTCCAGGCCGAGCTCGATGCCAAGACGGCCGCCCACAACGAGATCATGGCGAAGCTCGGCAACGTGAACGTGAAGCTCGTCGAGACCGAGCAGCGCGCGGACAAGGCGGAGGCCACGGCCAAGGTCGCCGAGAAGGCGCTCGAGACCGCCAGCGCCGAAGTCACGAGCCTCAAGCTCGCGGCCAAGACGCTCGAGACGGAGCACACCAAGGCGTGCACCGATCGCGATGCGGCGACCAAGAAGGCTGGCGAGCTCGAGGACAAGCTCATCGAGCTCGAGGTCGAAGCGATCGTTGGCAAGAAGATCGCGCCTGCCGAGAAGGCGGAGTTCGTCGAGCTCCGGAAGAGCAACGAGAAGCTCTTCAAGAGCATGGTCGAGAAGCGCCAGGACATGAACCTCGACGTGCGCGTCACCGCGCCCGACGCGCAGCTCAACGGCAAGGGCACGGCGGTCTCGCCTGTGCAGGGCGCCGTCGACGCCTGGAACGAAGCCTGATCCCCGAGAGCGAGAGGGGCACCGCGCTCCTCTCGCTCTCTCCCCACCCCCAAGATTCAACGGGCGCGTGAGCGTCCCCGACTGAGAGGTTTCCCATGAGTGTTCCCCGCCCGAAGATCATGCTCGACAAGACCACCATCGACACGCTGGTGGGCAAGAACGCCTCCGTCTTCGTCGAAGGCGTCGGCGTCAAGTTCACCGCCACCGAGGGTGAGGTCGACGTTTGCGGCGCCGGTGACAAGTGCATCGGCATCGCGATGGAGTCGATGACCGGCGACGGCATCAAGACCCTGCAGGTGTTCCTCCTCGACGGCGGCGTCGTGAAGGTGAAGTGCTCCGCGACGTGCACGGCTGGCGAGTTCGCCATCTGTGGCGTGGGTGGCTTCCAGGACCAGACGCTCGGGGGCGGCACCACCGTCCGCTACATCTCCGGCTCGTTCATGCAGAACGGCGTGGCCGGCGACTTCGTCGGTCTCCAGGTGTGCCGCTTCGCGGCTGGCTCTGCGTAACCCACCCCACCCAACAACCCGTTCCCCATGCGCGACCCAGTGGGCGCGCATCTCAAGCCCACCCACTGGGAGAAAGATACAAGCACCATGAACCAGTCCAACCTGACGATGGCGGACATCGTGAAGTCGCAGCGCACGGAGAAGGGCGAGGCATTCACGCGCCGTCGCAAGGCCTTCGCCGAGCGCCTGCGGGCCAAGGAGCCCAAGGCCGTCGCGCTCGCGAAGACCGTCACCGAGGAGTTCCTCCAGGCCAAGGCGATCTCGCCCGGCACCGTGCACAACAGCACGTTCCTGACGAACTTCTCGGTCCAGTACCAGAACGACGTCTTCATCGGCGAGCGGCTGATGCCGGTCGTTCCGGTCGACCACCGGTCGGACGAGTACGTCGTCTACAACAAGCGGGATCGCCTCGGCCAGTACGACGACTCCATCGGACCGCGCGGCGATGCCAAGGAAGTCGAGGAGAGCCGCACCACCGACAACTACTCGGTGAAGGACCGCGCGCTCCAGAACTTCCTCCCCCAGGAAGCACTCGACAACCAGGACGCCATCTTCGACGAGATGCTCGACCTCACGGAGTCGGTCGCCGACAACCTCGCGCTCAACCGCGAGGTGCGCATCGCGACCAAGCTCACCACCGCCGCGAACTACGGTGGCAACGCGACCACCCTGTCCGGCTCGAGCCAGTGGGACAGCGGCGCCGGTGGCGACCCTATCGCCAACGTGCTCAGCGCGACGGCGGGCCTCTGGCAGGGCAAGGCGGGCTCGAAGCTCGTCGGCTTCACCAGCCTCGACGTCCTCAACGTCCTCGTCCGCCACGTGAACCTCCTCGAGCTGTTCAAGTACACGCGCGACGGGCTCCTCACGCGCCAGCAGCTCGCCGGGCTCTTCGGGCTCGACGACCTCCTCATCGGTGCCGCCCGCTACGACATCGCGAACAGCGGTCAGACGGCGAACTACCAGCGCATCTGGGGCAAGCACTTCGGCATCATCCGCGTGGCGGAACGCCCCACGAAGCGCTCGGCCCAGTTCGGCTCCACGTTCCAGCTCCGCAGCGATCCGGTGACGCTGCAGTGGTTCGATCCGAAGAAGGGCAAGAGCGGCGGCCACTTCGTGAAGATCGGCCTCTCCGACGACCACAAGATCGTCGCGGCGGACACCGGCTTCCTCTACCGCAACGTCATCAGCTGACCCTGAGCCGGGCGGGCGCGAGCTCGTCCGGTTCTTGCAATTCCCACCGTCGTACTCTCCGCTCCGGGGAGTCGTGAAAGGACTCCGAGACCATGATCAAGACCAACCCGCAGAAAGAGCACGAGCGCGTCAACGAGAAGGGCCAGAAGATGACGGCCCAGGGCGACGTCGTCCCCACCGATCCCGATGGGAAGGTGCGCGACACGGATGGCAAGCTCCTCGACGTCGACCACGACGGTACGCTGAAGGCGCACGAGCCCCCGGTCGTTCCGGAGGCGGTGGTGCGGCGCCAGCAGGAGGCCAAGGAGGATCACCTCGTGGCCCCCGACGAGGAGGCCATGCGCGTGCAGCAGCGCCTTGGTCACCCGCGACAGGGCGAGCCGGGCTTCGAGCCTCCGGTTCGCTCGCGCCGCGCGCAAGGTGGGAACTACGTGGTGGATCCCTCCGGCATGTCCGGCGAGCTCCACCACAACGGCCGGAGCTACAAGGCCGGTGAGCGCGTGCAGCTCAGCGAGGAAGAGGCCGAGGAGATCGGCGCCGTCGTCCGCAAGGTCCAGTAACCGAACGTCATCGGAGAGCCGCCCATGATCTACTTCTTCACCAAGGCGCAGTTCGAGAACCGCATCTCGGCGAAGAAGGTCAAGCGGCTCTACGATGACAACTCGGACGGCAACGCGGACACCGACCCCGTGAACCAGCTCAGGGCCGACGCATCGTCGAAGGTCCTGAGCTACCTCGAGCCCATGGGCATCGTCCCCGGGCTCACCCTGCTCTGCAACGGATCGACGGGGGAGCTTCTGCCCTCCGCCGTCTTCCCCTCCGAGATCGTGCGGCTCTCGCTCGACGTCGCTGTCGCCCTTGCCTGCCAGCGCCACCCCGAGGTGATGCGCCAGGACTGGACGATCCTCATGAAGCAGTGCGACGCCGACCTCTGCAAGCTGCGCGACGGTAAGACGTCGCTCGGGGGCGCGCCGCACGAAACGGTCCTCCATGGCGGTGTGGTGGGCATCCCCGGGGAAGAGCCCCAGGCGGTGAGCCGCATCACCGACACGTTCAGGAGCGGCGGCAAGTGGGGCGACACCGGAGACTTCGGCTGACGTCAACCCGGGTTGACGCGGAGGCGCGCAGCCCATGATCGAAGTCGACGCCGACGGATTCGAGGCCGAGCTCACCGAGCAGTTCGCCCGGGCCGTGGCCGAGGTGCGGGTGGGGATGGTGCGCGGCGTGGGCTATGGCGCGCGCGACGGCGCAGCAGCGGCCCGCGAAGGCCACACCTTCACCAATCGATCGGGCGACCTCGAGCGCAGCATCACGAGCTTCGTGGTGGGCTGGGCGAACGACAACCTCTACGTCGCGCGCATCATCGCCGGCGCGAAGTACGCCTCGTTCGTGGAGGAGGGGACGCCTCCCCACTTCATCGCCGGCAACCCCACGCTCGCCTTCCAGTGGAAGGGCGAGCAGATGTTCCTTCGCTACGTGAACCACCCGGGCAGCAAGCCCTACCCCTTCATGCACCTCGCCTACGTGAAAGCCGAGCGCGTGGTCATCAAGGAGATCGAGCTCGGCATCGAGCGAGCCCAAGCCATCCTCGCCCGCTGAGGTCACCATGTCCGATCTCTTCGGTCTGCTCCCGCTCCCCGCTTTCGAGCCCTCGGGCGAAGAGGACGCGCTCACCGACCCGCTTCTCGACATGCTGCTCGCCTTCATGAAGGCGGTGCTGAACTACGATCTGCAGGACGCGTGGGCCTCCGTGGTGCCCACCGATCCCACCCCGGTCCGGTACGTCTTCAACCACGCGCCGAACATGGAGTCGTTCAACATGGACGATGTGCCCGCGCTCTACGCGTGGCGCGCCGACGACTCGGGCTCCTTCCGCTACTCGCAGGATCTCGTGGCCGACGAGACGGGCTTCCAAGTCATCTGGGTCCCGCCCGCGCTCCCCCAGGAGAAGGAGCGCTACATCGTCGGCATCCGCAACGGCATCAAGAAGAGCCTGAAGGCCGCCTTCGCGCAGGGCCGCCACCCGGGCTGGGTGCTCGACGGCGACGACTACTACGACCCCGAGGACTACGGCTCGGTGCTCCTCCACCACGCGAAGATTGCCAAGGTGCAGCTCGGCGCCTTCCGCCAGCAACCCCTGCTCATCGAGAGCGCCGACAAGTCCTTCCGTAAGACGTTCGACTCGCTCCTGTTCGGCGTCACCACCCTCGAGTTCTTCAAGAAGGACCTCACGGTCGAGCAGCCGCTCCTGAGCCTCAACGGCACCATGGGCCTCGCCATCGGTGGCGATCGCGCCCACGAGCTCACCACGCTGAGCTACACGGTGGACCCCACCCCGCTCAGCCTCGACGTCATCACCGGCCCCGCCGCGGGCGGCACGCCCATCGTCATCACCGGCAAGCAGCTGGACGTGGATGGTCCGGACGATGCCGAGATCGCCGTCTACTTCGGCACCGGGCTCCAGTTCGCAGCGGGCACGGAAGTGCGTGTCGACCCCGACCACCTCGAGCTCGTCGACGAGACCACCATCAACATCGTCAGCCCTCCGCACGCGGCGGGCCTCGTCAGCCTCCGCGTCGTCTTCCCCAGTGGGGTCGTGAAGACCCTCACCGACGCTTTCACCTACACCCCCTGAGAGGACGTCAGAGCCATGCCGAAGATCATCGAGGTCATCCCCAACCCGTACATCGCGCTCGACAAGGACGGCGTCCCGCAAGGCGTCGTTGGTGCTGGGATGCCCGGCATCTTCATCGGCGCCCAGCTCGATCTCGTGGCCACGCGCCTCACGGGCAAGAACCGCTTCTACTTCCCCCTCGATCGTGATGGGAAGATGGCGAAGAAGGTCCACCACTCCTCCGACATCGTGACGGCGGTGCAGGCCGGCGAGCTCATCGCGGCCAACAAGGAGTCGGCGCTGGCGTGCGGCCTCACTGACAAGGAGTACCTCGAGCCGGAGAAGGCGCTCGCGGCCGAGAAGGCCAAGGCGCTCGCCTACTACCAGGCGCTCAAGGGTGGCGCGAAGCCGGACCCCACCGCCAAGGTGGCGGACATCCCGCGCGAGCCCACGCCCGAGGATCCGGCCGAGCCCCTGCCCGTGGAGAAGGTCTCCAAGGAGCTCTCCCCCAACCTCAAGATGACGAAGACGGAGGCCTGAGATGGCATTCGGAAACACGGGCGTCAGCCCCAGCTACAAGGTCCCGCGCTACATCGCCAAGATCCTCCTCGCGGCTGGCGCGGTCTCTGCCGCGAGCCAGCGCCTGAAGTGTCTGCTCGTCGGCAAGAAGACGAGCGCGGGCGCCATGGTGGCGGACGGCTCGCCGGTGAAGTGCACGGACGTCGACTTCCTCGAAGCGCAGGCGGGCGCGGGCTCGCAGCTCTCGCTCATGGGCTACGCGGCCCTCACGGTCCCGAGCCTCGAGCTCTGGATCGCGGCCATCACCGAGGCGGGCGCCGCGGCCACGGTCACCATCGTCATCACCGGCACCTGGACGGTGGGTGGAGTGCTCCGCTTCCGCCTGGCCGGGATCGACATCCTGGTGAACGTCACGGCGACGAACACCATCGACGAGGTGGGCGCGGCCATGGCCCTCGCCTTCAACGCGAAGACCAAGCTGCCGGTGACGAGCGCCTACGTGGGCACGGGCACCACCGACACGCTCACGCTCACCACCAAGAACCTGGGCGTGACCGAGAAGGATCACATCCTCTACTACGTCCCCGACGATGCCCCAACCGGCATCATCCTCACCATCACCGGCTCGGCCGCGGTGAACACCAACGGCGTGCGCTTCGGCGTGGCGGGCGGCACCGGCGCCGAGGACGCCACGAACATCATCGCGAAGCTCCAGAAGACGCGCTACGCGCGCATCGCGGTCGGGCACAACGACTCGGTGAACACCGCGCTCTGGGAGACGATGGTGAACACCAAGGCGGGACCGCTCTCGCTGCTCCTCGACCAGCTGATCTTCGGCCACAACGGGACGAAGTCGCAGGCCATCACGACCGCCCAGACGAACCTGAACAACTTCCGCGCCCAGCTCATCTGGATGCGGAACAGCGAGAACCATCCCGCGGTGGTGGCGGCGCTCGTGGCGGCCTTCCGGTCCGTCAACGAGCAGACCAACCCCATCTACGACTGGGACGCCTTCGCGCTCACGTACCTCCGACCCCAGGCTTTCGAGGCCGACATCCCCTCGGACACCGAGCAGGACGACTGCCTCAACGCGGGCGTCACGCCCATCACCACGGTGGATGGGAACGCGCGCATCGTGCGCATGATCACCAGCTACTGCGTCTCGAACAGCGTGCAGGACGAGCGGTGCCTCGACATCGGGGACATCGTGATGACCGACTATGCAACGCTCGACATCAAGAGCATGTACGAGACGGACTTCCGCCCCCAGAACCCGGTGGTGCGCCCCGACCCCGCGCCCGAAGAGGAGCCGCCCACGGCCGGCATTGCCTACCCCAAGCTCTGGAACAGCAAGGTCTCCGCGAAGCTGCAGGAGTACTACGCAAACGGCTGGCTCTCGCAGCGGCCGGTCGATGCGTGGGCGCCGGTGTCCACGTACTACAAGCCCGGGGGCTACATCGTGACGGAGACCCCGCTCGCCGTGCAGCGCCTCCAGCACCGCCTCGACAACGTGATGCGCCAGATCGCCACCGTCGGGTAGCCGGCGCGCGGCACTCCTGCCGCCCACCGTCGAACCAGACACCATGCGCGCGCCGTCGATTCCGCTTCGGCGGGTCGGCGGCGCGTTCGTGTATTGGGCACCAGAGGTGCCAACCCACCGCACGAGAGAGTGAAAGGACAGCACCATGCCCGATCCCGTTGTTCGTCAGATCGCGTTCTACTGGCGCGACAAGAAGGCGATCACCGCCAACAAGGTCAGCATCAACTTCAAGATGAACCGCGAGGCCCTCTGGGGTCAGGAGGGCATCTTGGCATGGTCGAAGGGCCATGCTGTCATGACGGTAACGGCGAGCGGCTTCACGCCCATCGGCGGGAGCTACACGTCGGACGACATCGAGAAGATCCTCAACCAGGACGACATCCCGATCTCGTTCGTGCTCGGAGGGAAGTACTACCGCGAGAACGCGGCAGCCACCGACCTCAAGTACGACAGCGATTCGGAGAAGGGCACCACGATGGAAGAAGTCCAGCTCACGTGCCGCCGTCCCAAGATCACGGGGTAACGAGTGGCGAAGTTTTCTGATGTGACAGCAGGCGTGCGGGCGCGGAAGCCGATCAAGCTCCCGCTGCCCGGCGCCCTCGTCAACAGCGAGACCGGCGAGTGGGAAGGGCCCACCGCCGTGCTCGATGTCCGCGCTCTGCGCGATGACGAGTACACCGACGTCCTCAAGGAGGCCCGCGCCTTCGCGGTGAGCAAGGGGCTCGAGTCGCCCGAGAACGGAGACGACCTCTACGAGCAGGGCAAGATGCTCCACACGCTCGCCATCGCGTGCATCGACACCGACTCGCCGAAGGAGGACCCACAGCCCTACTTCGATCGGGGCTGGGAGCAGATCCACTCCTCGGAGATGATGACCCCGGAGATCCGGGAGTACCTCTACCTGCAGCAGCAGCTCTGGCAAGACGAGGTGAACCCGCTCCTCGGCTCGATGAGCGACGCGGAGTTCCTCGCAGCGGCCATCAAGACCGCGGGAGGCAACCAAAGTTTTTTCGTCAATTCGCGGCCAGGCACGCTGTGGAACTTCATGCGTATTACGGCGAGGCAGCTTCTCGCCTCACAACAGCTCAGCTCCGTGTTTTCCACGTCCTCTCCGCCGCCGCAGGAGACGAAAAGCTGAATGAGCACCTTCTCCGAGCAGGGGAGGATTCTTCCCCCAAGCAACGTCGTCGTCCCGCCTGAGGCGTGGTCTCCCCACTGGGGCGACCGGCCCGAGGAGGACGTGTGCATCGGCCTCCGCTTCGTGGCTGATGGCGATCTCGAGGATGCACGGGTGGAGGCCTACCGCCGTGCCGAGCGCCTCTTCCCCGACCACGAGAAGACGACAGCGGGCACCGAGCTCTTCATCACCTCGTTCCAGGATGGGCTCGTGCGGTGGGTCATCGCCCGCGGCACGTGCGACCCGAACAACATCGGCAAGGCCTGGGAGGGGTGGGAGGCCGCGCCCGAGGACATCGCCGTCGAGCAGGCGCTCACCGACCAGGGTGCGCAGCTGATCTACGACGCGTGGGAGCGGATGCGCATCCAGGCCAACATCGGCCTGCCCACCGCCACCGACGCGGACCTGCTGCTCCTGCCCGAGCTCCTGAAGCGGCTGCCCCGGATGGCCACGGTCTCCCACACCCGGGCGCTACGGCTGCGCCGGCTGCTCCGGTTCGTCCTGGAGGAGCTCGAGGACGTGGGACCCGAGCAAACCCCCACCCCCGACCCGAAAGCCCCGCCTGGGCCAACGTCGGCGGAGGAAACCACCACCACGAGCCACCACGTCAACCCGGGTTGACGCCGAGACTGCATGCCCCAGCTCAACATCCGCGTGGGAGCTTCCGTGGACCGGAATCTCCAGGTGGCCTTCCAGCCCCTCGTCGAGGGCGCGAAGCGCGCCAAGGCGGCCATCGAGACGGAGACGGCAAAGGCGGCGCGGGCGATCTCGACGAACACCAAGAAGGGCACCTCGGACGCCGAGGCCCGCTTCCGCGAGCTCGAGAAGGAGATCTCGGGCGGCATGGGCAAGGCCCTCTACAAGGCCGGCGACGCGGCCAAGCAGTTCGGCAAGGAGGCGGAGAAGAGCCTGAGCCGGACGAAGAAGTCGTTCGCCGAGCTCGCGGCCGAGGCGGAGAAGCCTCAAGAAGATCGACGCCGCGGAGAAGAAGGCGGCCAGTGGTGGCTCGCTCGCCAGGCGCGCAGCCGGCGCCGCCTACAACTGGGCGGGCGGCAACGAGGGCGCGGCCGCGGGCTTCTCGCGCGTGGGTCGAGCGGCCATGGGGATCGGGCGAGCCGCTGCGGGCAAGGCCTTTGCGCTCGCCGGCTCCCTGGCGCGCGCCTCGGGGGTGGAGACGGACGCGGGGGCGATCTTCAAGAAGAACGTCGACCTGGAGACCAACGCCCAGAACATCGCCAACAGCGGCTACATCGTCGGCGACAAGAACAACAACAAGCGGGTCTCGAAGGAAGACCTGATGAAGCAGGCGCTCGACGTGGGCGAGAAGACGGGCAGCGATGCCAACGTCGCGCTCGAGGGCCTCGGGAAGTTCGTGTCCAAGACCGGCGACCTGAAGACCGGTCGCGACATCATGGAGCAGATGGCCATCTACTCGAAGGCCACCGGGTCCTCGATGGAGGACATGATGGACGCGAGCGGCGACCTCGCGAACCAGCTCGATGGGGTGGAGGACAAGGGCAAGGCGGTGCGCGACCTGATGCGCGGCTTCGTCGGGCAGGGCAAGCTCGGCGCCGTCGAGATCAAGGACCTCGCCAGCCAGATGGCGAAGATCGGCTCGGCCTCGGGCCGCTTCGAGGGCGGGCAGAATTCGATCACCCAGATGGGCGTGCTCGCCCAGGGCGCGCGCGGGCGCGGTGGTGCAGCGTCGGCGAGCTCGGCGGCCAATGCCGTCGCCTCGTTCGCGGCCATCTTCTCCAAGGGCAAGCGCATCGAGGGCTTCGAGAAGATGGGGGTGAACATCGAGGGCGAAGGCGGCAAGATCCGCGACCCCAAGAAGATCATCATGGACTCGCTCGTGGCCGCGCAGGAGAAGGCGGGCGGCAAGCTCGGGACCGCGTTCAACAAGAACCTCGCAACCATGTTCGCTGACGTGAAGTCGCGGCAGGCCATCGGGTCCTTCGAGGACAAGTTCCGGAGCGCGGGTGGTGGGCAGGCAGGCGTGGCCGCGGCGACGGCCGAGTGGGACCGGCTCGAGAAGGCGATCGTCTCCGACGAGGAGATCATGCAGTCCTTCAATCGGGCGATGAAGACGAGCGCTTCGCAGTCGGAGGTGTTCAACAACGCCATCCGCAAGAGCGCGCTGCAGATGCAGAACGACCTCGCGCCGGCGATGGCCTCGCTCATGGCCGCGGCGATCCCGCTGGCGAAGAAGCTCGCCGGGGTGGTGGAGCTCGTCACCGGCGACAAGACCGGCAAGACGCTCAAGGACCAGGCTGAGATGAGCGTGGGCGAAGCCATCGACAGCACGAAGAAGCAGGTGGAGGGTGGGAAGATCTCGGACGCCCAGCTCGAGCAGAACAAGCAGGCGGCCAAGGAAGCCAACTGGTCGAAGAACCGCGCGGCCGCCGAGCTGCAGGTGGCGCAGGAGACCCTCAAGGAGAAGAAGGCCGAGACGTACATCTCGGCCAACCCGCTCGGGGGCTTCGGCCTCGGCAGCTATCTCTGGGACAAGACGGTCGGCACTGACGAGAAGGGCGCGGCCGCGGACGTCGAGCAGAAGAAGAAGAACCTCGCCGAGGCGACCGCCACCTACGAGAAGATGACGGCCACCAACGAGGACATCAAACGCAAGCTCGATGGCAAGCTGCTCGTGCAGATCGCGAACGTCGACGAGCTCAAGGCCGCGGTGGTCCCGAGCGTGGGTGATGGCCGTCAGCCGTCCCCCGAACAGAAGGCGGGGAGGTAGCGCATGACGTTCGGCTTCCCTCAGGGCTTCGACGTCGAGAAGACGGCCGCCAACGCTTTCGCGAAGGCCGCCTTCGACGGGATCGAGTTCGCCTACATCGACGTGGCGGTGAAGGGCGGGACGCGGTTCGCAGTGCACGAGTTCCCCCACTCGCCGGGCGCCGAGATCGAGAAGATGGGGCGCCGGCCGTACATCGTCATCTTCACCTGCACCTTCCACCGCATCCCGGGCAGCGAGCTCGACAAGCAGTATCCCGAGCTCTACCCCACGCGCCTCCGCCAGCTGCGCGAGCGCTTCGAGAAGGAGCTCACCGCCGAGCTCGTGGTGCCCACCATCGGCACCATCAAGGCCACGTGCACGTCGTGGAACCAGACCTTCAATTCGAACAGCCCCACCGGCGAAGCGGTGCAGCTCGAGTTCATTGAGGACCAGGATTCCGACAAGGCCTTCGACGACCAGAGCACCGACTACGGCGCGGCCAAGATGGCCGAGGCCAACGACTCGCTGCTCGCGGCCGCGGCGCTCGCCGACTTCAAGAAGGCCACCACGCAGTCGATCTTCCAGGACATCAACGACGCGGTGACGGCGGTGCAGGGCGCGCTCGCGCTGGGCGACGCCTACAACCAGATGGTGGTGGGGAAGATCAACGCGGTCATCAACCTCTGCAACTATGCCGATGGGCAGGTGGAGGAGATGCAGCATCCCGAGAACCACGCGGTCCTCGATGCGCTGAAGGACCTCTGGCTCAACTCCAAGCAGCTCGCGATGAACGTCGCGGAGAAGCGCTCGACGCTCCTTAGCTACAACGTCCCGAAGGTGCTGACCCTGAGCCAGGTGGCCAGCAACCTCTCGGTCACGGTCGAGAGCCTGCTGCAGCTCAATGCCTTCGACGACTCGCTCGCGATCCCCGCGGGTACGGTCGTCATCTACACGCGGTGAACAAATGGGCATCGAGAAGGAGATCGACACCGACGAGAACGACGACTCCGTCCGCATCCGCCTGGGCAAGGACGGCAACGTCCACATCGTGGAGAACTACAACTTCCACTGCTCCATCCTCCAGCAGCCGGCCGCCTTCTCCCTCGTCCTGAGCGGCGGCAAGGGTGCGGCCGACATCATCAAGCGGTATCCGCCCGGCCCCGATGGGCGGTGCGCGCTCTATATCGGGAAGTACCGGCAGTTCACCGGCGAGCTCGATGCGGTGAACGCCATCGGCGACGCGAACAAGACGAGCGTGAATCTCAAGGGGCGCGACCTGATGGCCCGCCTCCACGACTCGGACATCGTGGGCGAGCGCAGCTTCAACAACGCCACCTACGAGGAGCTCTTCAAGGCTGCGCTCGAGAGCGTGGGCCAAGGCGGCAAGATCATCGAGGTGTCGAACACCGCGAACCGGAAGGTGCGCTCGGGCGCGCACGTGAAGGTCATCAAGGAGCCGACCAAGATCTCCGAGATCAAGCAGGTGGGCACCTCGAACAACCCGAAGTTCAAGACCATCGTGACCGCGAAGATGGGCGAGAGCTGGCTGCAGTTCCTCGAGCGGCACTTCGGCAAGCTCGGTCTCTTCCCGTGGTGCGATGCCAACGGCAACTTCGTCCTCTCCCGCCCCAACGGCGACCAGGAGGC